TGAGTATGTCTGAAAGAGCCGCATATGATGGCTTTGATTATAACAATGACGGGCAGGTTGATTTTAAAGAAATGAAAGATTATAAAGAATTTTTAAATTTATCTGATGCTGAAAAACTTAATTACAAAAGAGAAAGAGAGACTAATAACTAATGGCTACTAAAAACGACTCATCGGTATTTAATTTTAACAAGCAGGCAGGACTAAATGTCAAAGGTGGGCTCACAACATCGGTGCAGTTAGCTGAAGTTATGGACAACAAGGACCACGCAAGACTTGGTCGACTGAGAGTTTTCTTGCAAGGTAGTCAAGCAGATAAAACAGATCCTAACAACTGGAGAACAGTTTTATGGACATCTCCTTTTGCAGGTGCAACAAATCCCAGTTCATTAATAAAAAGTGATGATGCCGAAACTGAAAATTTATATGCGGCTACACAAAAAAGTTACGGAATGTGGATGATTCCACCTGACGTAGGAAATATTGTTGTAGTTGCTTTTGTCAATGGACAAGAAAACAACGGTGTATGCTTAGGTTGTGTATTCCAACCAAGTATAAATCATATGATACCAGGTATTGCTAAAGGTAAAACAACTACACCAAATGCACCAACAGTTCCGGTAGCAGAAATAAACAGAGTTTCTGCTGAAGCTCAAAATATGAATATTTTTGAAAAGCTTGATAAAACAAAAATGCCGGATCACTTATCTAAGGGTACATCAGATAATGTCAGACGTCCACCACACACACCTTTCTATGATAGATTGTTAGTGCAAGGTTTAGAAAATGATAACATAAGAGGTCTTACTGACGCAAGTGCCAGAAGAGAATCACCAAGTAATGTATTTGGTATATTAACACCAGGTGGTCACCAATTTATAATGGATGACAAATCAGGTGGTAGCCATATGAGATTCAGAACGGCAGGTGGTGCCCAAGTATTAATGGACGATGAAACTAGTACTGTCTATGTCACAAACACAAATGGCACAGCTTGGGTTGAATTAACAGCAGATGGTAAAATTGAATTATGGGGTGCTGACTCAATAGCAATGAGAACAGAAAAAGATTTCAATATTAGGGCTGACAGAGATGTTAATATAGAGTCGGGAAGACATATCAATATTAAAACGCATTCAACTAAATCAACAAGCCCAGAAACACAACCAAAATCAACTGTAGATCTTGAAGATGTTTCAGGTAATGTACACTTTGACGTTGCTGGTAGATTTAAAGTTGTTTCAACAGACGGAACAGATTTAACCACAGCACAATCAACAACTATATTTTCTACAATGAGTAATATGATTACAGCGGATACTGGATCTATGCATCTTAGTTCTAGTCTAGGACATTATGAAACATCAAAAGTAATACATATGAACGGACCGGCGGCAGTAAAAGCCACAGCAATATCTGGAATAAGTTTACAAGTTGATACAGAAGGTAATCTATTGTATACAAATGTACTTGAAACAAGAACAGCCGAAACACCAATATATTCACCAAGAAAAACAGAAACAAAAATTGGATCAATATTAACGAGGTTCCCAACAAGAGAACCATATCCAGATCACGAAGCAAAATCAATCGAGAATGCTACGGTTGTTGATGAAGCTGTTACAGAAAAAGATATCGACGATGCTAAACAAACTTATAAAGAAACAGTAACAGCAACAGAAAACGAAATGGTAGCTTTAGTGAAAAAGATAGATGCTCAAACCAATTTAACAGAAGCATATAACACTCTAGTAGACGAAACTATAGGTGAAGTAAGTGAATCGTTGAAAGAAGCAACTAAAGAAATAAAAGAATTAATAACAAAAAATATTGATTTAGTTAAAGATTTAGATTTATCAGATCCAAACAAGAAAAAAGCTTTTGATGATATAATCCTAGTGAATGAAGCTTTACAGAAAAATACTGTCTTACCAAACTTAAAGGCAAAAGATTTACTGCTTAAACATTCTCCCCAGTCAGTTACAGAATCATCTAAAAAAGAAATAACAAAAATAACTGCTGACTTTAAAAATTTCAAGGACGCCTAATAGAAAAAGGGCGATTAAAAAACCGCCCTTAAAATAATTTAAATTTAAATTACTGTGCGTCTGTTGGCACTTCAGCTGGTGTAAAAACACCTGATGCGTATAAGCCTACTACGATGATAATCGCAACGCCGACCCAAACCCATTTGTTTTTAAAAAAATCCATTGTTGTTTCTCCTTTTTAGATAGGGCGATGTTTAAGCGTCACCGCCCTAACTTATTTTTGATTACTCTATATATTGATTATTTTCTATTATAGATGTGGTACAAGATCCAAACAGCAACTAAACCTAGTAATCCTTGATCACTAAATCCGCCGATGATTGATTGTACATTTCCTATTACTGATATATTAGGCCAAAATGGAATTCCTTGACCTGAAAATAAAACCTCAAGCACTATACCTAAGGCAATTAAACTTACTCCGACATCTGCTAGTGCTGACGCCCAAGATCTAATTTTACTTATAATATCCATAACTTCCTCCTTTAACAAATTGTTTCAATAGTCTGTTATGTTAATTGTAGTAATATTTTATACTAATTAACGCACCCTATCAACCGGTTAAGTACCCATATTTTGTTTAACGTTGTAAAACAGCGATTATTTTGGCAAAATTTGTTGATAAGTCATAAAAAAAGGGCGAGTAAAACCCGCCCTTTAGTATTGTAACGTTTAAGGTCTAATTACGCAACTTTGTTAATTAGAGTTTTGCCACTGTCTTGTAAAAGACTGATGACAGAATTTTTCATTCCTTTTGCTACTTCATAGTTTCCAGTTCCAATTACTCTTACTGAGAAATCGTAACCTTTACCAATCAAGTTAGTAGTTGGTGTAGATCTTTTCATTTTCAAGTTTTTGTACTTGATTACACCACCGTTTACGTTACCGTTTGTGTCAAGAGTATTTTTAGCTTCTTCTAGAAAAACACCTACTTTGTTTTTCACGTTGCCTTTTACAAATTCTCTTGTGTATACTACGTATTGTTTAGTTCTAGCCATTGTATTGTTACCTCCAAATAAATTAGCTAATTTATATGCTATATTTTTAAACATAATATACACATAATATACTAGAAGTTGTTATATGTCAACCGGAAAAGATCTATTATTTTTCCAATTTTATTCCAACCTTTTCAAAGACTTCTTCTGGGTTGGATCGTAATTCGTAAGATAAGTTGGATAAATTATTGTCAATTTCTTCAAATAATTCTAAGCTTTCATCTGATAGAGGATTCATATGTTGGATTTGAGTCGTATACATTTCACCAATTAACTCAATTAATTGGACAGCTTTGTCACGATCCATATACCACCAATCTTTACCGTTGGTAAAGTTTTTTAATTCTTCAGCCATACTATTATAATATATGATCTGCTATGTTTAAGTCAAGAAGCTGTTTTGCCGTAAAGTATTGATCGCTTGGAGAATCTAATTTTTGTTTTACTTTCGCCATTGTCATTCCAGTTGCTTCTTTCAATATTTTAAAGCATCTTTCTTCGCAATTTTGATTCTCCTGCATTTGAGATTTCATATCGTGCATCTTGGATTCCATCGCATCAGAGTGTTGATGGTTCATAATACCAGTGTTATATCCAATATATCTTTTACCTTGTTTTCCACTTGCAAATATTAGGAAAGCGGCGCTCATTATGGCACCAACTCCAATAGTGGAGATGTCGTGATGACTCTTTTTCATTACGTCGATTAGGGCAAATGTTTCGTAAAGATCTCCACCAGTAGAGTTAACATAAAGTTGTAAAGTACGTTTGGGCTTTTTAACTAGGTTGGCTGACAGTATCCACTTGATTGCTTTGGATACATTTTCCTCAGTGATTTCTCCAGACAAATAATGTACATCATTGTCTAATAATTTCAGATCGATTTGATCCTCAGCACCCCAATTTTCATATTTTTTCATCTTATTATTTGCCCAATCGTTGCTCGATATTATATACAACTATATTTAGCTGTCAACAGATTTTCAAATAATAAGTATAATTATAGTAGCATTTAAAAACCACTATAAATATTAGTAGAGAAGTAAATTATGGCATACAATAGTTCAAACAGCGGTGAAGTGCAAATCAGCACATTTAGTGGTACAGGCTCCAGTGGTGCGACCTACAAAGGGTTCAGCACGGTAGCAGGTGTCAAATCCAACCAGCTTTATGATCTAGATATTATCAAACAAGATTTGATTAACCACTTTTATACTAGAAAAGGTGAGAGGGTTATGAATCCAGATTTTGGTTCAATTATTTGGGACCTATTATATGAACCATTGGACGAGTCAACAAAGGAAGATATGGTTGAGGATTGCAAAAGAATTATCAATTCAGATCCGAGAGTCCAATTGATCTCTACAAGCGTCGAAGAATATGAAAATGGTGTGGCTGTCAGAATTTCAATGAACACTAGACCATTCGATAAAAAAATTAACTTGCAATTAGATTTTGAGAAAGAAACATTATAATGAGTCAGATAGTTAGACAAAATAATTTATTTTCAGCAGAAGATTGGCAGACAATCTATAGAACATTTTCACAAGCAGATTTCAAAGCATATGATTACGATTCAATTCGTGATTCAATGCTAAACTATATTCAAATAAACTATCCGGAAGACTTCAATGACTATATTGCATCGAGTGAGTTTATCGCTATCATAGACTTACTTGCTTTCTTAGGTCAGAGTTTAGCTTTCAGAACAGACTTAAACTCTAGAGAAAACTTTTTAGACACAGCTGAAAGAAGAGACTCTATAATTAGGTTAACAAAATTAATTAATTACAGACCAAAAAGAAATGTTCCGGCTAGAGGACTTTTAAAAATTACAAAAATTAAAACTAATGAACCATTACAAGATTCTTCAGGAAATGAACTTACCAATGCAAACATCAACTGGAACGATGCAAACAACACTGATTGGTATGACCAATGGTTAACAATTTGTAATTCAGTATTCAATCCAACTAACAAGTTTGGTACACCAACTAAATCAGCAACAATCAATTCTATCAAAACTGAAATTTATAATTTAAATTCTTCACCATCACAATCAGTTGTTAAAAACTTTTCACAATCAGTTGACGGTGTTGATACATCGATTGATGTTGTAAAAGCTGATATACATAAAAATGGTTACTTGTATGAAAGATCTCCAGACAGTTCAGAAGCATATAACTTTGTATATAGAAATGATAATCAAGGATTTGGTAGTGTTGATACAGGCTTTTTTATGTATTTCAAAGAAGGTGACTTAGGATTCCAGGATTATAGTTTTGCAAATCCATTACCAAACAGAACAGTTGATTTAGATTTTTCAAACATAAATGACATTGACGTATGGGTACAAAAAATTAATACAAACGGTGTACCTACAGAGAAATGGGAAGCTGTTCCAGGATTATTTGGACAAAACACAATCTATAACAGTTTAGCATTAAACACAAGAAATATTTTTGCTGTAAACTCTAAAAATAATGATCAAGTGTCAGTATTGTTTAGTGATGGTAATTTTGGTAACGCACCAAAAGGAAGTTTTAGAATTTATTATAGAAGAAGTAATGGTTCAGGACAATTACTTAAAAAAGATAGAATTAAAAATCAAGAAATTAAAATAAAATATGTAAATGCAAATCAGCAGGAGTATACTGCAACTGTGTCATTAACATTGGCAAGTACAATTACAAATTCACAGGCGGCAGAAACAGATGCTGATATTAAAAACAATGCACCTAAATCTTTCTACACACAAGATAGAATGGTTAATGCTGAAGACTATAATATTTTCCCATTAACACAATCTACTACGATTCAAAAGATGAAAGCATTAAACAAAACACACATAGGACATTCAAGATACATTGACATCAATGATCCAACTGGTACAGTTAAAAGTGTGAACGTATTTGGTGAAGATGGTGTATTATACAAAAATCCAAATTTCACTTTAAGTACAGAAGAAATTACAGGTACTATTATAGATACAACAAGTTATACATATATTATTGAAAATATATTGGCACCATTATTGAAAAAAGTACAATTACAGAATTTTTACTTTGACACATATAAAACTGCTATCGAATCAGGACACGATGCTAATCAATTTACAATGAACCTTGCAGGTCAAAAGATATTATGGCAACCATTTGCTGTAGCAGGAAAATCAGACACAGGTTTCTTTTATATTGGTAATGCTCCTATAACAGTTACAGGTAGACCAAACGAATCGCAACTGATCACAGTTTATAACAATCCAAATGGATCAGATGAAAAACTTGGTTTCATTAGACCGGGTACTAAACTAGAATTTGTAGATGATTACACTACACCAACTACAATTACTTGGGCTACCGTGGTAAGCATAAGCAATGATGGTACAATATTATCAAATGAAACATCAGGGTCTATTGTTTTAGATCAATCAATCACAGCAGGTTTGAAAGTAAGGAAAATACTTCCAAACTTAAGAACAAAATTAAATGCTTCTGAAAAATCTTCAATACAAACTGAAATGGAAAAAGGAGTAGACTTTGGTATTGGTTTCCATTACAGAGATGCAAGTACAAAAGCAGAAAAATGGTATCTAATTAGTGATGACTATATTGATTTAACTAATAACTTCAGTATAGCAAACAATCAATCACACGGTGGTTCAACTACCTTGGCAGGTGATACGTCTTGGTTAATATATGCAAATTATATTCCAGCGGCAGATTCGGCAAGTAATCCAAGATATGAATTTAAAATTAGAGGATTGGATTATGTATTTGAAAGTGACCAAGAAGTTAGATTCTATTATGTTCCAGAATACAAAAATATTGATAGTGCAACTGGAAAAGCTGTTAAAGACACTATTGAATTATTAGACATCAATAAAGATGTTGCTGTATTAGGTAATCCTTCAAGTACAACTAAACTAAAAAGTAAAATAACTTTTAGTGTTAGCGACAGTTATGTTGAAACAGATGGATTTGTTGATACTAGAAAAATAAAAATTACAAATATGGATTCCGATGATGATGGTATGCCTGATAATCCTATCGCTCACGAAGATGTAATCAATAATACAAACAGCATATTCTTTGTAAGCTATGATGACTATGACGGATATACATATTTCAAAACTACAACAGGTGTTACGGCGGTTAGTTCATTAACCAACGTTGGTGTTGAATTCTTGACAACTACAAATAAATTTTATAATGCTGGTGTGCTACAAACAACAACAGGTTCAGATGGAGCATATCAGGCCACGATAGGAACAACAATTTACAAATCATTTATTGGTAGAGCATTCAATACTGCAAACAAATTTTATTTCCAATATAGACATTCCGCACCAAGAGATCAAAGAATTGATCCTAGTGTGTCAAACATTATGGAACTAGTAGTATTACAAAACGAATATTACACAAATGTACTAAACTGGAATTCGTCTGGTGACACATTGGCTAATTTTCCAATAGCACCAACATCTCAAGAAATTAAAAATAATTTAGTTGAATTAGAAAAATACAAATCAATCAGTGATCAGTTAGTTTATACTTCTGCATCATTTAAATTATTATTTGGTAGTACCGCTGATGAAGTCAACCAAGCTGTCTTTAG